AGCCTCGGCGGCGGCGGCACGGGCCTGCTCGGTCAGGGCGGCAGCAGTGCGGGTGGCCTCGACACGCAGGCGCTGCTGGTGATCGGCGAGGTTGGCCGTGTTGACGCCGAGCGAGGACAGTTCGGTATCTGCCTTGGAAACCGCGTCCCACTGCTCGGTAAGCGCCTTCTGCAGCCGTTCGCCCTCTTTGCGCAGATCCCGCTGGGCAGCCAGCACCTCGCGGGACGGCTTTTCCATCTCGCCGATGCTGAGGCTGAGGGACAGCGCAGCCTTCTGGTTCTCACCAAACTGACGCTCCAGCTCGGCGAGGTCGGTCAGCATGCCGTCGAAGGCGTCCGCCTTTGCTGCTGTCGCGTTCAGCCCGGTGAGCGAGTCGAGCAGTTTGGAGGCCTTACCGGCGGTCTCGACCGACACGTCACCCAGTTCGCCGAACGCCGCGCGCAGGTCGTCTACTCCCTCACGCCCCTGCGTCTCGATGACAACGCGAATTGCTTCTTCCAGCCGATCAGCCATTGGAGCTTCCGTTGATGCGCCACTGGCGGCGCAGTTCAGTCAGGTAGGTGGTGTGGAAGCGGTCGATCAACCGACGGCGCGCTGCGAGAGCGCGACTGTTGCCATCAGCGCCGGAGAGCATCTCGAACGGGCTGGGCCCACGCAGGATGCGAACCGGGCCGCGGCCGTGACGTTTCTGCTGCGCACGGTCCCAACTGCGCACCCGAATGGCCTTGCGCCCCTTGATCGTGGCGATGAAGGCACCTTCGTAGGTCTTCGACTCGCCCAGGCCGATGCTGGCCGTGGCCCCCTTCGACCGCCGACCGGCCCAGCGACCGCCGAACTCGATCAGCGAGATCTGGCGCGTGCTCGCCCAGATGGACAGGAAGTCGTCCTTGCCGCGCTTGCCCGTGCTGTAACCCCGCTCACCGGTCTCGACGCGGTACTTCCCCCGCAGCGTGGACGCCTTGATGTTGTAGGAGGACCGGACCTCCTGCGTGGTGGCCGGCCCAGCGCGCCGCTGCAGCCCAATGAACGCCCGCTGCACCGACAGGTCATAGCGATTCAGCACCTCGCCGGCCAGGTCGGTCAGTCCGTGGAAGCCCTTCGCGCGACGGCCGCTGACGTAGTACTTGAGCAGGTTGTTGGCGCGGTTGGATGCCACGAAGCCCTTCCTGATTCATGCCGGGAGGGCGCCGTACAGGCGCCCTCCCCTTGCCGAGGTCACCAGAACGCTCAGTCCGCCGACTGCGCCGCGATCTTGAAGGTGTAGAGATCGCTCTCGCCGGACTGGAAGATCACCGGGCCGGTCAGGGTCACCTGGATCGGCTCATCGCTGAACCAGTCCACGTCGCCATCCACGGTCAGGTCGACGTTCGGGATCGTCAGCAGGCCTTCGTCGCCGCTGATACGGTCCTGCATGTCGCCCAGGATCTGGAAGGACTTGCTGGGCGTGGTGCCGCCGCTGATGGCGGTTTCCAGATAGGCGTCGTACTTGTAGTTGGCCACCACGGTGTTGCCCGCCTGCAGCGCGCCGCCGGGCTTCGGGATCAGGAGGCCATGCACCGGATCGAGGGTGTAGTCGGTGCCCTCCACCAGCTCATCGGCACCCTTCTTGAACACCGGCGCGGTGTCGGCCAGCAGGAAGTTATGCGGCAGCTTGACCGGGGTGTCCACACTACCCACGGTCACGGACACGTCGGTGGCGGTACCAGCGGCAACCTGCGTGGCCACCAAGGTGCCGTACAGCATGCGGGCCAGGATGGCGGTCGGCACTTCCAGCGCGGTAATGGACACGCTGGTGACGCCGGGGTTCGTATCCTTGTGGACGATCTGGCCGTAGCGCGCATCACGACGCTTGCTCTTGACCTCCACCGAGTCGCCAGCTTCGTAGCTGAACGTCAGCGACGACTGTTCCAGCGGCTGGTTGCCGAAGGTGTCGGCCGGCTCGGGGATGACGGGAATGCGAGCGCCGTTCGCGCCGTGCTCCCAGAAACGCAGATCGCCTGCGAACTTGCGGACTTTGGGCTGTGCCATGGTGTTGCTCCTACGGGTTCGGGTTGGGGACGGGCTCGAAGGTCTCGGTCAGACCAGCCCGCGCGGTGATCTGAGCGACGACGGCGGAATGCCCTGCGTCGTCTTCCAGGGTTGCCATCTGGGTTGACACCAGATCGAACGCAGTGATGCCCTTCGGAAGCAACTTGGGGTTGAAGGTCAACGCGCGGATCAAGTCGTGCCTCGCACGGTGCACAAGCAGCTTCGGGTTCTCCCGTCCACTTCCCCGTGGCACTTCGAATTCGATAGTGATTGCCGCGTCGGAGCTGACCTGGGCACTGCTACCGCCGCTGCGGGACAGTTGCGGGACAGAGATGACGGTGGCGGGTTCGGACTGGTCTTCGCCGACCACATCATCGTCAACCACGATCAGTCCGTTGCCGATATCGGTGCGGAAGCCGGCAGAGGTGCGGATCAGCTTCACGCGCTCGCGCAGAAACTCGACCAGCTGCCAGGAGAGGGGCTCGTCCAGCTCAGCCACGACGCACCAGCCACCGGCTGCGGGAGCCGTCGTCGCTGAGCTTCTTCGCGTTCACGAAGGCCTCGCCATCAACCTCGACGCGATCACCCTGCTCCGGTTCAACATCGGCTCGCAGGTACACGATCTCGACCCGACCCGCAACGAACTGCTGCAGATTGCCGATGGTCTCCACATCGCGGTCGATGTAGACCCGTACGCCCGCAGTCAGTACGCCGGTCTTGTCCGACCTGACCGTGGCGGTAGACACCAATCCGGCGACTGCCAGAGCACCATGAATCGTTGCGTCCATCTGACGCAGGAAGTCCAGCTCGCTCATCGGACACCTCCCGAACACAGAAGCGCATACGCCTGCAGCGCCCTCACCTGGGCGTCGCACTGGGCGGCGGCGCCAACAGCTCTGCCCGCACTTTCGATTCGGTCGTCGGCTCGACCATCAGGCTGGCTGGCGGCAGCGGCGGCCGCGGACAGCTCTGCGGTGGCGACGGATGCTTGCCAACGCTCATGCAGGCGCTGGTTGCCAGCGCGAAGATCAGCGACAAGGCGCTCAGATGCGGTCTGTGCATCGTTCTTTTCCTTTTCGTACTGGGAAGCCAGGGCATTCGCGGCGGCAGCGCTGCTGCGCTCAGCCTTCAGGGTTTCGGCCGCGGCATCGGCTTCGGCGCGGGCAGCGTCACGCTCAGCTTCCATAGCGTCACGGCTCGACGCGGCCTGGTCGGCCGCACGGTGCGCGATGGACACCGAGCCGCGCTGCCAGACGACGAAGCCCAGCAGCAGGAGGATGGCGACGATGAGGGCGCGGATCATGTGGACACCACCGGGTCTTCGGGCGGGATGACTGCACCAAGGCCCCGTAGCGTGGATTCAAGCTGGCGGACGCGAATACGCAGCGCGCTCGCGTCCTCCTGTGCCCTGAGGCGCATCTGCATCTCGGCCTGCAGCCGCTCGTCCTGAGCAGTGACACGCTGCTCCAAGAACCCGACGCGCTCGGAAAGGCCCTTGATGAGATCCACGTTGGCGTCGGTCTCGGTACGCTCCTTCTTACGCGAAAGGAATGCGGTCCAAGCTTCACGCAGCATCCAGAGCGCAACTACGCTGCCCGTCGCCCACCAAGGCACCTGCGCACTGATCTCCCCGCCGACCATCAGCGCAGCGCCTCTGCAACGCCGGCGTCGATCACTTCCGGGCGCCAGTACATGCCGCCGTTTTCGTGTCTAGCGATAGCGGTGGCCAGACGGCTCAGGGTGACCGCGTTGTCCAGGCGGATGACTTCCGAAGGCGCGACGCCCACGGCAGTGGCAACCTGCTGGACATATGCACCGGTGTTGTTCTCCACCGGCGGGGCCCAGCGCCCGATGATCTCCTTCACCGTGCGCAGGCCATGCTTGCGCTGGTAGGTGAGCAGGGTTTTAGCCAGGGCGCGGAATCCGGCCTGCGGGGTCAGGAACACGCAGAAGCGCTGCTCGCGGGCGATCGCCGCGGCGGACCGATCCTCACCCTGCCAGGGCGTGCTGGTGCGGTCGATGTTGCCAGGATTGTTGTTGCGTACGCCGCGCGGCGTGCTGGTGGTGCCCATGCGATCCCCCGTTGTCGCTGTGGAAGAACCGGCACCGCTCACGCCACCCGGGCGTATGTGAGGGGTGCCGGCCTGTTTGGTTACGCCTTGGAGGCGTTGCCCGGCGAGAGACGCACCTCAGCGGTGGCCTGCCCGGCAGCCCCCGCAATCCAGGCGAACGCCGCGCCAGTGACATCGCCGGCCGCAGCGGCCGCGCCGCTCCCGTCGAAGGCGTTGGCGCTGGCGTCCCACAGCAGCTTTTCGCCCTGCTCAAAGGTCGCAGCCGGCACCTTGGGCACGGTAAAGACGCCACCCAGCGCCACGCTGCCAGTCGCATCCGCGGCAATCGCCACCAGAGCGACACCCAGCTGGTGGCCGATGACCACCACCTGGCCGGAAGCCACGGCCTGCCCGCTGTTGTTGGTCCAGGGGATCACGTCCCCATCGGAAACGAAGTTCTTTGCCATGTCGTTGTGCTCCAGAAGGGTTAGCCGCAGCGCTGCGCGCCGCGGTAGTCGAGGGCGGCCAGGCCGAAGTCCAGGCGAGCCTTCCAGCGCACGCCGTCCACGGTGAAGCCCTCTTCGTAGTCGAGGAACGGCTCGGTAACACCGTCCAGGAAGGCCACCTCGATAACCGGGCACTCAGCGGGATCGGCGAAGAGGTACCACTTGTCATCCTTGATTCGCGCGGTGTCCACGATGTCGCGGAACAGGCCCTGCACGGCGTTGGGGCGCTGCAGCTTCCCTTCCGCGTCCGGGTCGTACTCGGCCTTGTTCGTCACCCGTGCGGCGCTGCCGTACTTGGTCGGGCCGAGCCAAAGGGCCGGCGCCAGATCCAGCACCTCGTTGCCGCCCACATCCTTCTGGCCGGCCAGCTTCACGCGCAGCGCATCAACCGATTCCACGCCCGGCAGCGCCGCAGCCAGGAGGTTGCCGTGATCGGCATGGAACAGAGCCTTGCCGGACTGCAGCTTGGGGTTGCTGGCCAGGAACGCGTAGGCGTCCGCCTCGATGGTGCGCTTGGCCGCGCGGCCGAAGGCCGTTGCCAGTCCGATGAACGCACCCAGGTCATCGTTGATGATGGCCTGGCGGGTCCAGTAAACGCCCACAGCAATCGCAGCGGACAGGATCAGCAAGGCGGTGGCCACCCCGCACTTGCGGAGCTTCGTCCTGAGGCAGCGCATCCGATGGTGGCGGTGCCCAGCAACCCAGCCATGGCGCGCAACTGCAAGGGTGAGGGCCGGGTCACGCATGGGCATCGGTGACCCCAGCCAACGGCGGGACGTTCTTGAAGTAGCCCACGACGGCACCGGCTTCGTCGCGCTCCCAACGGACACCAGGAAGCAGCTCGTCTGCGGTCACCCTTCCGCCATTGTCTTCTGCGCGTGCTGCCGCAGCCGGGTCTTCCCCCACAGCGGTCGCTACAGCTCGCTCAATGGCGATTGCGACCTCTTCCGTCACACCATTCTTGCGCCAGTGATATACGTAGCCAGTGGCTGGCTTTCCGGTAACGCGCCGGGCCAGCTCACTCTGGGTGCCGCAGATCAAGATAGCTCTGTCCAGCGGGGTCATCGGACGCCTTCACACAAGAAACCTTGCGACAAACTACCGCAATCTTTCTTGTGTTTCAACAGTGCAAGATTGCTTGCATGTTGATAGGCGACATAACCAAGGGTTTGATGGATGCGCACGGCCTCGGGGTCGAGGCGCTGGCTGCGCGCGTGCGCGCTGCCGGTGCGCCAAACGTCAAGTATCAACACCTCCAGCAGTTGCTGGACATCCCGACCCGACGGCCCAGGTACTTGCCAGAGCTTGCCAAGGCCTTTGGCTTGACCGTTGAGCAGTTCCTACAGTGGGATGGCGGCGCAGCAAGCGGATCCCTGCCTGCATATCCTGTTCAGTCTCAGTCGTTGCAACTCGACGCCCCTACTCTGGCTGCGTCGTACCAGCTTGTCCGCCTCGCCTGCCTTGCTCTTGGAACATCGTTTGACCCAGAGAGCACTGACGACGCCGCCATTGTTCTGCTCGCGCACCGATACCTCAGCGCACGCTCAGAGCAGGCAGTCACGCCGGACAATGTGGTCGACTTCACCGCGCATTTGCGGAAGCGCCAGATTTCGAAGGGGGTCGACGATGAAGGAAGCAGCAGCACTGGAAGCACTCGCACACGCGCTGGCGGCCAAAGTTAGGAAACGGGACAGGCCTCCGGACCAAGACCTACCCGCGATCTATCCAGAAGGCGCGGGTCAAGACGCTAAAAATTCAGCATATATCCGTCGCATTCGGATACTTACAGACGCCTACCAGCTCGGCTGGCTGGTTGATCAGCACCTGGTACTGAGGCAAAGCGTCACCGACCTGTCACCGACCGAGCTGCGCTGTCTCTTGATAGAACTCGAGGAAGCCAGAGAAGCAATCACAGAGGGCCTCCCTCTTGAGCAGACAGGGCTGATCAAGAACATGGCCTCGGTACTCCCAAAGCCCTAACCCCAGCAGCGCTGGAAACGCCCGAACTGCGTTTCCAGCGTGCGGACGTGCCTCATTGCGTGTCAGGTCCGCGCATCGCGGTCGCGGATGAAGTCGTGCAAAGACTGTGGCACCGAATCGTCTCGTGTCGTGGCGATCTCACCGATGCCGCCAGCCTCCACTCCTTGGTCGCGCATGCTTTGCCTGGCGAGCAGTCGATTTGTCTTGCGCAGCTCTTCGATATCCGCTCGTACTGGCGCGAGAGCTTGCTCGACACCCGCCGCAACGCCAACGGACTATGCTCGCCCGCCCAGAAGGGAAACAGCCGCCCTCCAAAGTCATCCTGGTACGCGGCCAGCTTGGCTAGCAGTACGGACGTAATCGGCACCTGCCGCTTGCTACCGTTTTTTGTCTTGTCCAGAAAAATAGTGAGGCGGGCAACATCGACCTGACTGCGCTCCAGCGTGTAAATTTCGCGCATGCGCATGGCGGTTTCCAGCGCCATATCGAACATCAGCACCAAGGCGTTCCTCTGCGGTAGATCCAGAGGACGCTGGCGGCCCTCCGGCTTCGCACCAGCCAGGATCTCGCGGATGCGAGCTTCCTCGCCATCTTCAAGTCGGCGATCGCGCTCCTGATCGGCCTTTGCATGCCCTTCGATTTTTGCCACAGCCACCTTGTCGTCGGGCGTGTACGTCGAATAGCCGCGCGGCAAAAGGCGCAAAGGATTCATTGGCAGCGCGCCGTGAGCGGCCAGCCAGTCGAGAGCCCGCGACAACGCCCCCACGTAATGCCGAATGGTCGAAGGCGCAAGGTTCTGCTCGCGCTTCATCGTGGTGACCCATTCGGTCGCCCAGGTAAACGTGAGCTGCGGAAGCGTGATGCCGATGGGCAACCGCGACAGCAGAACCGGCAGCAGCTGCTCATCATCCACAGAGATGTGCTGCGCGCCGCGATACTCGCTCACCTGGCTACGCAAATCCTTTGCCGCCGCCTTGGTATTGGCCAACTCCTCTGGCACGATGCCGCGGTCGAGAATCGCCTCGAGGCGCCTGACGTATTCGTCGCCCTCAGCCTCCGACGCGAAACTCAGATACACAGGCTGAGGCAGCAGGCCCGCCCGTTTGATCGTGTACTGCCAGGAGTCGCCCCGGCGTCGCTTGGTTGCCATCCCTGCTCAAACTCACGTAAACGCACTCGACACATGTTAACGCGAGTTTGCCACCCGAAAACGGGTGGCAGACCGATGATTTCATGGCCGAATCAGGGGATTTCGCGGACCGTAACCAAACGCAAGACAAAGAAAAACCCCTGACGAATCAGGGGTTTATTTGGAGGCCTCAAGCGGAATCGAACCGCTGTAAACGGATTTGCAATCCGGTGCATAGCCACTCTGCCATGAGGCCAACGTACCGCGGCCAGGAACGATGCCCCTGACATGACAAAACCCCGCGATGGGGCCTGTCGAAACATGGAGCGGGAAACGAGACTCGAACTCGCGACCTCAACCTTGGCAAGGTTGCGCTCTACCAACTGAGCTATTCCCGCGTAAGCCGCCATGGTACCGGAAATCCGGAACACACACCAGCGATTTCACCTTTCTGACTGCGCGCAAAGCCTTGTGGCCCAACGTGCCCGCCTTGCCGTGGCGGGAGAAAAACAAGGCCCCTACCGGGGCCCTGTAGAATCTGGAGCGGGAAACGAGACTCGAACTCGCGACCTCAACCTTGGCAAGGTTGCGCTCTACCAACTGAGCTATTCCCGCAGATTCCGTTCGACCTGCGTCGAAGGAGCGCTATTGTGTCCAAATTCCTTCACGCCGTCAACAGTCTTCACACACGGTGATCCGGGCCTGGTGCGGTGGGGTACCCTGCCCCGCCCGGACGCCAGCGCCCATGTTCCTGCACGGCAAGCCTTTGCTGATCTCCCTGCTGCTGCACCTGCTGGTGGCCGCGCTCTATTGGACGCTGATGCCACTGGGCATGACCTGGTACGGCAACCATGTCGGTTTCAGCTCGCACGGCAATGTCGGCCTGGGCCTCGCGCAGTACTACGCGTTCGTGCTGTTCCTCGGCGCACAGCCGCTGGTCGCCGTACTGCGGCCGCTTGCAGCCAAGCTGATGGTGCTGGCCATCCCACTCGCATTCGCAGGCTGGACGCTGATGCACAACAACCCGCTGCGCATGCTGTACTTCACCGTCGGCCCGGGTGTGCTCGCACTGGCCGCGATCGCCGCCAGCGCACGCTTCGCCGCGCGCGCCACGGCCTGCAGCACGAGCAAGGAGTCCATGCATGATTGATCGCAACACCCGGTGGTACTACCTGGCGGCAGCCACGATCTGGCTGGTGGTGATGGCCGCGCTGATTCATGCCGGCACGCAGACCGACTACTGGATGCAGCGCTGGCTGGAACCCGGCGAAGTGCAGCCCTATCCCATCCGCGCAGTTGCGATCTTTGCCTTGATGAGCACGGTCGAAATAGCTGTTGTCACGCTGATCGTGCGCCCATGGCGATGGTGTCGGCTCTGGCTGCGCCTGCTGATCGCCTTCGCGCTGCTGCTGGCGTGGTCGTTACCGTTGGCGATGGGCGCGATGCATCAGTCCCCGGTCTACGGCACGCACCTGCTGTGGTTGCTGCTGCTGGATCTGAGCCTGTTCCTGGCCCTGTGCGTGGTGTCCTCGATCACCCTCTGGCAGGCGCTTCGCGGCCGCGCTTCCACCGCACACGGAGCTCCTTCACCGTGAGCGCGGCACGACGCCATGCGGCCACCGCCATAGGCCTGGTACTGGCCGCATGCGCGCTCGCAGCCTGCCTTTCGACCCAGCTGGTATCGAACGCAATGATGCTGATGATGGACAGGAGCAACTTCATTCCCGAACCGTCGTCGATCTTCTTCTTCGAACCGTACGTGATCAGTGATGGCTCCTCCAATGCCTGGCTGTACGGCAAGGACCAGACCTACTACTACCACTTCACCTACCGGGCCGACGCCCCGTACGTGTACATCGCACAGAAGGACGCGTGCCGGGGCTTCGACCGCACGGACGTACGCACGTGGTGCAGCGTGCGCACGGGAGCGCCCCGTGCAGCCGCCGGCAAAAAGATCTGACGCAAACGAAAAACGCCCCCTTGCGGGAGCGTTTTTCCTGATCTGGAGCGGGAAACGAGACTCGAACTCGCGACCTCAACCTTGGCAAGGTTGCGCTCTACCAACTGAGCTATTCCCGCAGATTCCGTTCGACCTGCGTCGAAGGAGCGCCATTCTGCCGAGATTGGACGGGACCGTCAACCTCTTTCTACGCCAAACCTGAACATCGCCCCGCACAGGCCCGTCAGCCCGTGCCAAGTGCTACGGTACGGCCCCGGAGGGCGAGGCGCGATGATGCCCGCCCCCCTGTTTTCATTGACCCCTGCCAAGGAGGCCACGGTCATGTCCCCTGATTTCGAGATGTACCAGACACTGCCCGACGGCGGTGCCGCATTGATGGCTCTGGAAGAAGCCGCCGAAGCCCACTATTTCCGTGGCCGTCTCGACGAGGCGCGCACTGGATTCCTGGCGGTGTGGGAACAGTTTCCTGAGAACTGGCAGCAATGGCAGATGCCCGGGCTGTTCGTCACCGATCGCCTGCGCGCCATCGCGTTCCGGCAGGGCGACTACCCGCTGGCACTGGCCTGGAGCGAGCAGGTGCTCAAGGTCGGCTCGCCGAAGTCACACAAGGTGCTCAGCGATGTTGGCGAGGCGCACTACGAGATGGGCGACCTTGAACAGGCCTTCGAATGGTTCGCGCGCGCCGAAGCACGGGGCGGGAACCGGACGTTCAAGGAGATGGAACGCCGGTATGTGACCTTCTACAAGGAAGAAAAGGCGCGGCGCAGCAGGCCTGCAGGCTGAGCGTCCGCAGCATCACGATCATGATCATCATCAGATACACCTACCCTGCCATGCTTGCGCGCAGCAAGAACGCAGACTACCGCCGCCTCGTCACCCAGATGACCGAAGTCCTGATGCGTTTTCTGGTGGACAACGAGCTGCTGCTGGAATCCCCCTACAACGCCGATGGATCGTTGAACGAGACCTTCCAGGTCACGAAAGAGAACCTCACCGATGACGGCAACCGGCTGTTCCGCGAGTACTTCACGCGCTGGTCCGACCGCATCGATCGCGGCGGCAAGCCCGAGAACATCGCGTCTCTGGTCAAGGGTCTGGCAAAGATCAGGGCGACACCACCTACCGCCTGAGCGCCGCCCTGCGTGTCAGTCAGCCTGACCCCTGTTTTCATTGACCCCTGCCAAGGAGGCCACGGTCATGCAACCCGATTTCGAGATGTACAAGACACTGCCCGACGGCGGTGCCGCATTGAAAGCGCTGAAAGAAGCCGCCGAAGCCCACTACTTCCACGGCCGCCTCGACGAGGCGCGCGCCGGATTCCTGGCGGTGTGGGAACAGTTTCCTGAGAACTGGCAGCAATGGCAGATGCCCGGGCTGAACGTCACCGATCGCCTGCGCGCCATCGCGTTCCGGCAGGGCGACTACCCGCTGGCGCTGGCGTGGAGCGAACAGGTGCTCAAGGTCGGCTCGCCGAAGTCACACAAGGTGCTCAGCGATGTTGGCGAGGCGCACTACGAGATGGGCGACCTTGAACAGGCCTTCGAATG